TACCCTGAATCGTAATGCTGACATCCGTCTTCATCGGCGCGTTGATAACCGAAGAAGAAGCCCTAGGAACAATCGAAGCAGCGGCTCCGGCCTGAGCTCCCGGAGGTGCTGTAACTGGTGCCTTCTTATCGTCACCAAAACCGAACCATCCGCCCACTGTGTCAATAGATTTAGAAGCCCAGTCAGGTAATTTCCAATCGGTGAAGTTATCCTTCATCTTTGGGACGGTATTTATCAGGTTCGCAATATCTTTCGCCAAATCTCCGATAAACCCTACGACAGCCGTGATCGCCGCCACAACCACGTCCCCGAAGGCCTGCAGGAACATGTCTTTGAGCGGCGAAAGTTTGTCTAAGAGGTCTGAGATTGACTTCCAGGCGTCCTGAAACGACTTTCGGATTCCTTTGATTTGATCGTCTGTATAACCTACAGATTTCAGGAAATCTTCAAATACGCTCGGTCCGCCTTTGGCGAAGACAATTAAGTCATCGATAGCCCCGGCAAGCAGGAGAACTCCTGCAATAAGAAGACCAATCGGACTGGCTAGAAGACCGAGCAGCTTGCCCGCCATCATGAGGGCAGATTTAGGCCCAAACGCCAATGCCGCTGCTGTAGCAATACCGGTTAACGCAATTTTGATGAATTGACTATGCTCTCCGATAAACAGCGACGCATCACCAAAAACCTTAACGGCCTTCTCAACCCACGGGATAAAAAACTTAGCAAACTGATTGCCTATATTTTGGATAGCCATTCCCGTGACTTGCCACGAAATTTTGAAGCGTCTGGCATTCTCTGCATCTTTAGGCGTTAAGGCGAGTTTCCGATATGTCTCAACCAGCTCTCCCATCTGCTTGTTGTTTTGCAGAAAAACAGCCGCGCTTTCACGTGTCAGCCCGAGATATTTCAGAGCGTAGTTCGCCTGGGCACCGGTCATGCCGTTGAGTTGCTTTCCCATACGAAGGAAAACTTCCCCGCTTGCTCCGGTGCGCTCAGTAAAAGCTTGCATGGCCTGAGTGAACGCCTCAGCGCTTCCTCCCGCGGCCACATTAGCTTTTCGCCATGCGTCAATCTCGGACACATTCATCCGGACTTTTTTAGAGATGTCGTCTAGCTTGGAGCCTTCATCTATGTAATTGCCAAACATGAATTTGGCACCAAACATCGCGGCCAGCGGAGCGGCATAACTCTTAATGGCAGAAAAGACCTGTTTCGCCATTGAATCAAGCTGAGAAAGAGATTTCGAGGCATCCTTTGAGGCCTTAGAAACATCCTTCCCTGCTTTCTTGCCGCTAGTTCCGACATTCTCTAAGTCTTTAGAGGTTTTCTTAGCGTTTTGAGCCGCGTCATTTAACGAGCCCGAAACCTCTTTGATACCGTCAGATCCCTCACCTAGTGCGTCAAGTTTTTCGCCTGCTTCCTGAGCGAATCCGAGCAACTGATTCAGTTTCTCGGACATCAGCTCGAAAAATTTAACTACGTCGTTCGAGTTGACGGATACATCAATAACTAAAGAGTCGGTCTTTTGAGCCATGTTATTAAGCGCTCTTTTGCGCTACCCACGAGTTGTAGTTCTTAATCAAAAGTGCCTCGTCTAATGCGTAGGCATCTTCCAGCGTTAGTTGTGTCTGAAGCTCGACCAAGGACGCCATGCCGCCGTTGATTAAACGAGAGATCAGAGGCGATAGCTGAGTTGTGACTGCTACGCCTCTAACCTTGGCACAATCGGCTAAGAATTCTGCACGGCGGGGGAGAACTGGCGTATCAAGTCGGGAAAAAAACCGAAGTTCGCCTTGAAGCTTTCAATTCTGAGTTTGAGGATGGTCAACGGGCTAGAAATATAACCGTCTGCATCATCGAAGGAGAATTTGATCTCGCTCTTACCGTCCACCTTGTAGACCTCGGAAAGCAGTTCATCCAAAAGGGCCTTCGCTTCTACATGTGGAACACTGACAAGCGCTTTGATCACGTCTCTGTATCCCATTTCGCTCTCAATATCGAGGTTTTTGCCGGTCATCAAGGCAATCCGGATCATTAGATCTTCAGCTTTAGTCGCAGGAAACGGATAAATCTTGAAGGTCAGCTGATTACCGCCGTCTTCCAATTTGATAACTTTCGGTTCCTTCATTTAGATTCGCTCCATGGATTCGAAGTGGAATACCCAGGTTGTCGGCGCCAGAACTTTGTTTAGTGCCGGCATCGGATTTGCTGTCTGCAGCACACCGTTGGAGAACTGGTAGGTCTTGCCGATAGACGGGATCTTGATTGTCAGGTTGCAAACATAGAGCTGTTTGTTGGCGCTCATTGCTTCGTAAAGCGTAGTGAATGCTGTCGCAGTCGGAGAGTTTGCTTCAAGCGTGATCGTTACAGGATAGATGTTCGGAGTAACGCCCGCTGCCATGAAGCCGTCTACGCCCATACGAGTCTCGGCAACCTGTTGAGAATCGGCGGCGATAGCGGCATCTGTCGAGAACCTTTCCAGCTTCAGACCGTTCGGATACAGCTCTTCAATCGTCATCACTGCTGACGCATTGGCGGATGTGATATCTAATTTCGGTTTCATTTCTTATCCATTCCTAAATGAAAAACCCGCCATTACGACGGGTCTACGCGGTTGTGAAATTTCGATTACATGACTGCGGTCAGTGGCATTTCGATTCGTTGGACACTACCGGCGTAGGTGAAAAACAACCCGAGTCTCGGACTTCCTCTTTGGGTTCGCACATTTGCAGAAGGAGCTTCAATCAAGTACCAATAGCCTTTGGAGTAGAGGTCTTGCTTAATTGTCGGATTGTTCGTTTCCGTCAGTAACTGCTGAACCTGAGAGTTGGACAGAGCCAGCCCTGTATCAATTACGCCATTACGCTTGGCATCGTTGATGGGATCGAGCAACCATGCCTCGATATAAGCAAATCCGGTGGCGTTATAGGGAGCGCGATTGATAGCCGCGAACCCGTCCATGATCTGGCGCTGGATGCGTGCCAAATCATGCCGTAAAGGGCATCAATCCATTGATAAATTCCGGAGAGCAGACAGCCTCGGTTGATGAAATCAAACTCAGCGTTACGTGTTGCGAATGCGCCGACGTAATTGACCTTGAGATCATCCAATGCTTCAGCCACTTCGTCACTTAGAACAGAAGCCTTGATGCCGGAAGCTGACTTCGCAAACCACGTCTTAATGCCTTGGATCGCGGACCAATCAATAGAAGCGCCAACTGCAAGGAAGGCCGCGGCATCCTGAGCGGTACCGTAAACCATAGCCAAACAGTTGTAATTACTTTCAGCTAACTGGGCGGCTTTCGTTGTGGACTGGGTAGATTGATCAAGCATCTTTGTGTCTGTAGACCAATCAAAGTACACATAGTCATCATCAATGTCTGCCCGGCCGCTAAAGCGGAAGCCAAAAAAGAAGAAGCTCCTGCTAAATAATAATTTGAACACTTAATCGTGTTTGGGATTGCCGCTTTACGCGGCAATTTCTTTTTGTACTTGGCGTTTTCCAAATTCCTTCGGAGGCAACTAAATTTTGATGCGGATTTACCCGCGGCAAATGAATTGATCCTACCGCAATCCGTTTTCACATTGTGCATCGTATAAAATTTTAGAATCGTATCTAAAATAAGACCCGAAGGAGTTCCAAATTGATGCTTGAACAGCTCATGACGCGAAGAAAACTGATCCTTTTGGCTTCAGTTTCCTCCTTTCTTTCCGGCTGTTCTATGTTCTCCTCTGATCGTTATAGCTATCAGCCCGTCTCCTATGACAACTCAGAAGGATCAAAAGTCCTCAGAACCGCAATGAGTCAGTACGGAGCAAAATATAAATACGGGAAAGCTTCTCCCTCGGACGGTTTTGACTGTTCGGGTCTCATTTTCTGGGCTTACGGCAAACACGGAATTACCGTTCCCCGCCACACCGCCGCTCAATCAAAAGCCGGCAAATGGGTGGCTGCCCGCAACGCCCGGCAGGGCGATATTGTTGTTTTCAGGATCGGCCGACGACTCCACACAGGCTTGGTCGCTGATAAAGGGCGCTTCCTTCATGCACCCTCTTCAGGCGGTTATGTCCGAATGGAAAGTCTCTCCGGTGTCTACTGGAAAAACAAGATCGTCGGATACCGCAGAATCGTGTAAAGCAAACGATATTATTCTTAAAAATCACATCGTTACATAGGTAATTAAAAGAATGCGCAGTGACAAAATAAAAGTTGGTCCTCAGGCCGCCCCCCACCGCTCCCTTCTCTATGCACTGGGATTAACCGATGAAGAAATCCAAAAACCTCTCATCGGTATCGTGAGCTCCCAGAACGACATCGTTCCGGGACATATGAATCTGGACAAGATCGTTGACGCTGTTAAACAAGGCGTTGCCCTTGCCGGCGGTGTTCCTATCGTCTTCCCGGCTATTGCCGTCTGCGACGGTATCGCAATGGGACACGAAGGCATGAAGTATTCTCTCGTCAGCCGTGAACTGATCGCAGACAGTACCGAAGCAATGGCTATTGCCCATGCTTTTGACGCTTTGGTCATGGTTCCTAACTGCGACAAGAACGTTCCGGGTCTTTTGATGGCTGCCGCTCGTTTGAATATTCCGACTATTCTTGTTTCCGGCGGCGCAATGAGCGCCGGCATCATCGGTAAGAAGAAGCTCTCTCTTGTATCCGCCTTCGAAGGGGTCGGCGCTTACAAGGCAGGGAAGATTGATGCCAAGAAACTGACGGAAATTGAACAGAAATGCTGTCCGTCCTGCGGTTCTTGCTCCGGCATGTTCACAGCAAACTCCATGAACTGCCTGACCGAAGTTTTGGGTATGGGCCTACCGGGCAACGGCACGATTCCTGCTGTTCAGAGCGCCCGCATCCGTCTGGCTAAAAAGGCCGGTATGAAAGTGATGGAACTTCTGGAAAAGAATATTCGTCCGCGCGACATCATGACTTACGATGCCTTCCTGAACGCCATGACGGTTGATATGGCTTTAGGCTGCTCGACGAACTCCATGCTGCATCTGCCGGCTATTGCTCATGAATGCGGCTACAAGCTCGACATGCACTTGGCAAATGAAATCTCGGAAAAAACACCGAATCTTTGCCATCTCTCTCCGGCCGGCCCCCACTTTATTGAAGAACTCAACGAAGCCGGCGGTATTCCTGCCGTAATGAAAGAGCTTGATAAGAAAGGACTGCTCAAGACAGACCTCATGACCGTTACTGGCAAGACGGTTGCTGAAAACATTGCCGACGCAGAAAACAAAGACGAAGAAATCATTCGTCCGGTCGACAAACCTTACAGTGAAACCGGCGGTATTGCCGCCCTCTTCGGCAACCTCGCCCCTGAAGGTTCCGTCGTGAAGCGTTCCGCTGTTGCTCCTGAAATGCTTGTCCATAAAGGACCGGCTCGTGTCTTCGATTCTGAAGAAGAAGCCATTGCGGCTATTTGGGGCGGCAAGATCAAAGACGGAGATGTTGTGGTTATTCGCTACGAAGGTCCGAAGGGCGGTCCCGGCATGCGCGAAATGCTTTCCCCGACTTCCGCCATCATGGGCGCCGGTTTAGGTTCTACCGTTGCTTTGATTACCGACGGCCGCTTCTCCGGAGCCAGCCGCGGTGCAGCTATCGGTCACGTTTCTCCTGAAGCAGCACTGGGCGGCCCGATC